GGCTCGCTCGACGATATGAAGCTCTTTCTCCGCGTGGATGAGAGCAACACTATGGATGACGCTCTGATCGGAAGTCTGATCCTAGCGGCGCGGCGCTGGGCCGAGGTCTATACCCAGCGCCGCTTCGTCCGCCAGACGCTGCGCCTGCTGATGGACTTCTTCCCTGGCTACATCGACCAGAAACTCGTGGGCCAGAACGTCTCGTCTCCCTTTGTGAGCGGTGCCAACGCAGTGCTGGTTGGCATTCGTTATGCCATGCGGCTTCCTTGCCCCCCGATCCATGACATCGCGGCTTTCAATTATCTGGATGTCAATGGCGCGACCACGGCGATGGTCGAGGGTACGAATTATGTTGCCGATCTCGCCTCGCAGCCCGCGCGGCTGATGCCGGTCTTCGGGCAGATGTGGCCAGTGGCCCGCGTCATCGCCAACGCCGTGATTGTGGACTATGTGGTGGGTTATGGAGGCAACATCACCGTCGGCGCGGCGGCGGCCTCGAAGCTGCTCTCCGGGCACGTCTTTTCGCAGATGGATGTGGGTTCGCCGATCAGTATCCCCGGTGCGGGGACGGGTAATACATTGCTGAGCGGGTTTATCGCGTCGGTTGATGGAAGCGGAGTCGCCACGCTGGCCTCGCCCGCTGCAACTACTGTAACGGGCGCGGTGGCCTATCTCGGACAGCCGGTGCCGGAGATGATCGGCATCGCCATCAAGCTGCTGGTGGGCCAATGGTATGAGAACCGGATGCCCGATGAAAACGGCGTTTCGCTCGCGGTGAAGTCCATTCTCGCTCCGTACCGCGATCTGAGGTTGTAGATGCTGAAGCCGAGAGACAAAAACCCGCTGGCGCTGGATGCCGGGGCGCTTCGTTATCAGGTCTCGATTCAGGTACAGTCCTCCACTCAGGATGAGATGGGCGGCCCAGTGGCCGCGTGGACCCCTGTACTGAAGACGTGGGCGGCCATCGCCACCAGTTCGCAGCGCGAGGTCTACCAGTCCGGCGCTGGCGCTCAGTTCGTTGCTCAGGTGACGCACAGGGTGCAGATTCGCTGGCCCGGCGCGGTGCTGGGCATCGCTGGAGGAATGCGGGTTGCATTTGGCGATAGGCTGTTTCAGATTCAGACGGTCGAAAATGTGCAGGAACGCAATCGGGTGCTCAACCTGTTGTGTCTCGAAATCAACGGGGTGTCCTGATGTCCTTTCAGTCTGGATTGTTCGCGCTGCTGAGGGCGGATGCCGGGGTCATGGCAGTTGTTTCGGAGCGCATCTTCCCGGTGCTGCTGCCGGAAAATGCCACGCTTCCGGCTTTGACCTATCACGTCGTCGGCGGATCGAGCGCACCCACCTTTGCGACCTCGGGAATGCAAAAGGTTCGCATTCAGTTTGATTGCTTCGCCCGATCGTATCTCGACGCCGACCGGGCGCGAGATGCTTTGCGGCAATCGCTGTATGGCTATCGCGGAACGCTGGCCGACGGAACGTTTTTGCAGAATGCGGAGTTGATTCAAAGCGTCGATTTCTTCGACAACGACCCGCGGCAGTTCCGCTGTATGAGTGAATTCTATTTTTATTTCACTTTTTCGTCGTAACCCTGCGCTCTCCGGGCGAAGGCAAATTTGTTTCAAAAGGAGCTTCAAATTATGGCATACACGGGCAGCAAGGCGCGGGTTGGACGGGCAACGGTTGTCTCCATCGGAGGCGTGACGGGAGCAGTCGGGACGGAGACCTGGACTCCTATCGGCGAAGTGATGAAGTCAGGATTTTCCGGCGCGGCGTGGGGAACGGTCGATGTGACCAACTTCGACTCCGGCGTGGACGAAGAGTTCATTACGACCACGCGGAACAACGGCGATGTGACGGTTGAGGGAAACCTGGTCGATACGGACGCGGGCCAGATCCTGCTGACCACGGCCTACAACAGCGGATTGAAGTACGACTTCAAGGTGCAGCTCATCCCCGGACCGGGCCAGACGACGGGCAGGCTGTATGCGTTCTCTGCGCTGGTCAGCTCGCTGGACACGCCGATCGACACCAAGGCCGCGGTGAGCTACTCGTGCAAGCTGAAGGTCTCGGGCGCGATCACGGTCACGCCGGGCGCTTAGTCCTCCCTGTGGGGCGGCGGCTACGGTCGCCCGCCCTGCACCACAATGCACCACTCTGCATCACATTCTGACTTTATAAGGACGTCATCATGGCTAAGAAAGCTGTTGCCGCAATCGCAATCGATCCAACCATTGAAACCACCGATATCGTGATCGAGGGCAAGACGTACCGGATGTGCCTGGACTTCCGTTCGCTTCGGCTGGCGGAGCGTGAGTTGAATAGGGCGGGACACAACGTCAATATTCTCGCGGAATTTCCAAAGCTGACGCTCGATGCGACCTGTATTGTGTTCGCGGCATCGGTTCTTCGGTTCCATCCAGAGATGAGCTATGAAGCTGCTGAGGACCTGCTGCTGGCCGAGCCGATGAACGCCTACCGTGCATCGGATGCTATTAGCGCAGCGTTTATGAAGGCCATCACAGATGCGAACAAGAGTAACGCTGGAGAGGGTAGCAAGGGCCCTATCTAGCCCAGGCACTGAGCCGAGAGGAGCGATGGTTGCGGCTGTCGTCGTTCGCGCAGGTGGATCTGGGATTGTCGAGAGATGAGTTTTACGGCCTGACTCCGGAAGAGTTCGGTGCCTTATGCAGGCGGCACGAGAGGGGCACTGAGGAGCGAGAGTTCCTGTTCGCACAGTTGACTGCGTGCGTGGTTAATTTCAGCCACTGGCGTTCGCAGCCAAAGGAGCAGGCGCATCCGAAACAGTTCATGCCGAGCCAATGGGAGCGAAAGTCCGCTGGAAAACTGCGACGGCGCAGTGTGAAGGCCATTTCGGACGAATGGGAGAGGACAATGGAGCGGGCTGTGGCTTATCAGGCTGCGCAGGTCGCCAGGGGAATTGGCTAGCTGTTGTAGAATTTTGCAATGATCGGCGAGTGGTTTCTAATATGCTGCGCTCTGGCTGCCCTTGGTCTGGCCGTTTACCTCTTCAAGCATTTTCGGAGGGCATTCCTATATTCAGGGCCGATGCCAGCGGCAGATGCGATGGAGGGGCGATGGTCAATTCTCGATGACAAGCGCGCGCAAGAGGAAGTCAGGAAGCAGGAGCAGGTCGAAGAATGGAAGGCGGCGTTTACTGCGATTGAGGGGATCATCTATCGCGGTCGGAGTTGGGAGGATGAGCGGACTGACGATGATCTGGAGTTCGAGCTAGGTTTTTATAAACGGTTTGGCGCGTCTGTCGAGTATGCGTTTTATGTAACGATAGCGGGGACGCGGCATAAGAACCCTGATGGAACCTCGCGAATTGCCGCGATCAAGCGCTGCGAGATGCTCGATGTCCTCGATCTGATGCCGGAACCCGAGAATAAGTTCGACAAAAATGCAATAGGCGTCTTCTCCCCGGAATGGGAGCAGTTGGGTTATCTGGATGCGCGTGTCGCTGGCGAGGTTTCGCGTGGTATTGCGAGGGGAGAGGAATATATAGCCCTTTTCCGGCACCCCAACTACCATAATGATCGCGTTGTTGGTGTCCTTATTTTGTTATGTCGACATCGTCCTTCGGTGTAAGGATATCCGTATTGAGAAACAGGCCGCCCTCGGGCGGCTTTTGCTGTATCTGGAGCTTGTGATGGGGTTCGAGCTTACCGGGATGAAGGCGCTGACGGACAAGATGGAGTCGATCCGGGAGCAGGTACGCACGGACGGCGTGAGGAAGGCCGTCCGCGCCGGTGCCAACATCATCAAGGATGCGATGGTGGAGCGGACGCCAGTCTTGATCGAAAAGCAGGCGGGAAGCGATTCGCTGGAACCGGGCGAGGTCAAGGCGAACATCCGCGTTCGGATGACGATGGAGGATGGCGATCCTGTAGCCCTGGTGGGGCCGAAGGGGAAAGGCGGCGCGATTGCGAAGACGGCCCACCTGGTCGAGTACGGCCACCGCATGGTGACCGGCGGCAAGTCGAAGATGGATATGGCTGGAAATTTTATAGGCGGCGGCAAGGTGCATGAGGTCGATGTGCCTGCGCATCCGTTCCTTCGTCCTGCGTTCGAGACGAGCGCGGCGGCGGCGATGGAAGCGATCGAAGCGGAACTGGGCGAAGCGCTCAAAGAGGCGGCTGAATAATGGGAACTACGGATATCGGGACCGTCACTGCGAGAGTAGACGCAAATACGGCACAGTTCGATCAAAAAATGGGGAAGTCGGCCGAGGTAGCTACGGCTACGGGCCGCGCTATCGAAAAGGCAGCGCAGAAGCAGGCGGCTGCTCAGGCGTTTGCCGCGAAGTACGCCGGCGACGCGATTGAAGGTCAAACGCTGCGCATCGTGGCTGCGCGCAAGCGCGAAATTGCGGCCAGCGCGGACCTGCGAAAGGCTAACCAGCTATCGAATACTGAATATTTGACCGAAGTAGAACGCACGAATGTTGTAGCGGCTGCGATCCAGCGGTTGACGCAGGCGAAGCTGGCGGTAGCGGCGGCGAGTGAGGTGGAGTCTGCGGCGGGGCACGTCGCGATCAGTAACGTGCAGGCGGCGTCTGCG